AAGAAGAGGACGAAGACGAAGACGAAGACGAAGATGAAGAAGAAATGTCTGAAGGTTATAAAAGTAAATCATTGATGATGGACGAAATCAATGCCAAACTAAGCGGTCTTAAAAGATCAGACTTAATGGCGGCATACGAAGCAATGATGAACGATGACGACGAAGACGAAGACGAAGACGAAGAAGAAATGGAAGAATCTTTCGACGAAAGACTTGCACAAATCGACGTATCTGAAGATGTATCATCACTTATAGCAGGTGAAGAACTATCTGAAGAGTTTAAAGAAAAGACTCATACTATTTTTGAAGCGGCAATCAAATCGAAACTGAGAAGTGAAGTTGCTCGACTTGAAGAAGAAAAAGAAATTGCAATCGAAGAAGAAGTTGAATCATTCAAATCAGAACTTACTGAGAAGGTTGATTCTTATCTTTCTTATGCAATTAATGAGTGGATGGAAGAAAACAAACTTGCAATCGAGAGAGGACTAAAATCTGAACTTGCTGAAGATTTCATTTCTGGATTGAAAGGACTGTTTGAAGAGCATTATATTGATGTACCAAACGAAAAGTATGATGTAATGGAAGAACAATCTGAAAAGATTGATGAATTGGAAAACAAACTTAACGAATCGTTTGAGAAAAATATTGAACTTTCAAAAGCAGTTTCAAAATTAGTTCGTGAGAAAATTATCAAAGAATCAGCAGAAGGTTTGACTGACACTGAGTCAGACAAATTCTTTTCACTTGCTGAAGAAATTGAATTTATTGACGAAGAATCGTTTGTTGAAAAACTTGACACGATCAAAGAAAGTTACTTTCAGAAGTCTGTCAAAAATTTAGAATCTATTGATTCTGAAAAATTAAATGAATCTTTCGAAGTTGAAGGCAGTATGAGTAAATACATGCAAGCAATTTCAAAGGGAAAGAAATAATTAAGGAAAAACAAGGAGCATACAAATGTTTAAATCAGAACATTTAATCGAGAAGTGGCAACCTGTTTTAGAGCATCCTGAACTCGAACAGATCAAGGATCCCTATCGCAAGGCAGTTACTTCCGTAATTTTAGAAAACCAAGAAAAAGCATTAAAAGAAGATGCGGCGTTTCTTAGCGAAGCGGCACCTGCTTCAAACACTTCTGGTGTTGGAAACTGGGATCCAATTTTAATCTCATTAGTAAGACGTGCATTACCAAATCTTATCGCTTATGATATTTGTGGTGTACAACCAATGACTGGTCCAACTGGACTAATTTTCGCAATGAAATCACGTTACACTTCACAAAGTGGAACTGAGGCACTATTCGACGAAGCAAATTCTGCATTCGCTGGTGCTGGAACTCACAGTGGTACTAACCCCCGGTTCTTAACGATTCACCTGTTGGATCTTACCTTGCTGGTACTGGTATGTCAACAGACGTTGGTGAAGCATTAGGTGACAGTGCTGGTAACGCATTCGCAGAAATGGCATTCTCAATCGAGAAAGCAACTGTAACTGCTAAAACTCGTGCACTAAAAGCAGAATACACAATGGAATTAGCACAAGACTTGAAAGCAATTCATGGTCTTGACGCTGAAGCAGAACTTGCTAACATTCTATCTACTGAGATTCTTGCTGAAATCAACCGTGAGGTTGTTCGTTCAATCTATCGTGCCGCTGAAGAAGGTGCTCAGATTAACACAACTACTCCCGGTAAATTCGACTTAGACACTGACTCAAACGGTCGCTGGTCTGTTGAAAAATTCAAAGGTCTTCACTTTCAAATCGAACGTGATGCCAACGTAATTGCTCAAAGAACTCGCCGTGGAAAAGGTAACCTAATTATCTGTTCATCTGACGTTGCTTCCGCACTTCAGTCAGCAGGTATATTAGACTATACACCTGCATTAAACAACAACCTACAAGTTGATGATGCTGGTAACACTTTCGCTGGTGTTCTTAATGGTCGCTACAAAGTATACGTTGATCCTTACGCCGCTAACAGTGTTGCTAAACAATACTATGTTGTTGGTTACAAAGGTTCAAACGCATATGACGCTGGTGTATTCTACTGCCCATACGTTCCTTTACAAATGGTTCGTGCGGTTGGTGAAAATACTTTCCAACCTAAAATCGGTTTCAAAACTCGTTACGGAATGGCACAAAATCCTTTCGCAACAAGTTCTGCTACTGACGTTACTCTTGGAACTAACGACAACCGTTATTACAGAAGAGTACAG